GAGAGTACAACATTATTATCCTGTAGGTCCAGCGGTGCAAGCAAAAGGTTTTGGTTGGTCACTTGGATCATGGGGTGGTGAAGATGTTGGTTCAGCTACAACCACTCTATCTGCAGGTATTAATAGTTCACAAACTACAGGTATCATATTAGTCAACGATGCTTTGTTTCCTACAGCAGGTACAAACTTTGTGCAGATAGGAAGTGAAGAAATATCTTATACAGGTATTAGTGCATCAAAAGAATTAACAGGTGTTACAAGAGAAGTTAGAGGGACTACAGCTGATTCACACAGTGGAGGTGCAACAGTCACAAATACGTCTGATTATGTAGCATGGGGTGAGGCCGCATCAGGAGACTTAGTTATTGAACCAGGTATGTGGTCACTAGATAATTTTGGTGACAAGGCTATTTGTTTGATTCATGACAGTGCAGTATTTGAATGGAACTCTGCAGCAACAGATGCAACAAACACAAGAGCAACTATTATTAGTGGTGCACCAACTGCATCAAGACATATGTTAGTATCTACACCAGATCGTCACTTAGTATTTTTTGGAACAGAGACAACTATTGGTGATGTGACTACACAAGATGATATGTTTATTAGATTCTCTGATCAAGAGGATATCAACACATACACACCTACAGCGACCAATACAGCTGGTACACAGAGACTGGCTGACGGATCACAGATCAGAGGAGCAATTAGAGGTAGAGATGCGATCTATGTTTGGACTGATACAGCGTTATTCACACAACGTTTTGTTGGTCAACCATTTACGTTTGCGTTCGCACAAGTTGGAACTAACTGTGGACTTGTTGGACAAAATGCTTGTGTTGAAGTTGATGGTTCTGCATATTGGATGTCAGAGAATGGTTTCTTTAGATACGCTGGTAAACTAGAATCACTACCTTGTTTAGTAGAAGACCACGTATATGATGATATAAATTTAGAGTCAGGTAATCAAATGGTATCTGCAGGATTAAATAATTTATTTGGTGAAGTTATATGGTTTTATCCAACATCTTCATCATCAGTTGTCAATAGAATGGTTGCATATAATTATTTTGATTCATCACCACAAAGACCTGTGTGGACAGTTGGAACTTTAGCCAGAACAATGTGGCGTGACTCTGCTATATTTGGTAAACCACATGCATTAGAGTATGATGCAGACACAGATACATCTTTTGATGTTGTGGGTAATACGGAGGGTCGAACAACATACTATGAACATGAAACAGGAACTGATCAGGTTAAAGGTGGAACTGTAACAGCAATCACTGCTAATATACTATCAGGAGACTTTGATATTACACAAAGAATAGTTGGTAATCAAATGACAGGCATAGCTGACTTTAGGGGAGATGGTGAACATCTAATGAAAATTAGAAGATTTATACCAGACTTTATATCTCAAACTGGTGACACAAGAGTGACTTTGAATTTACGTAATTTTCCAAGTGATACGGCATCAAGTTCATCACTTGGACCCTTTACAATTACTTCATCTACTAGTAAAGTAGATACTCGTGCAAGAGCAAGAGCTATTGCATTAAAAATAGAAAACACTTCAACGAGTCAAAGCTGGAAGTTGGGTACTTTTAGATTAGACACGCAACCAGATGGACGTAGATAATGTCGATAGATAAAAAAATAAGTTATGTAGAACAAGATGGTTCTTTAAATTTTATAAAAAACTCTAAGTCTGTAACTGTTCCTAAAAGATTTAAAGCTAGAAAAAATGCACCAGCAACTAAGCTAGCATACATCACAGATGCTGAAGCTAAGATGTTAAAGAAAATGAAAAAGGGCACACCACATAAAGGACCAAAAGGTATACCTAGCTATGATTCGTTTGGATCAATAGATGCAAGTGGTAAAGATACTGGTATGGCTGGTGGTGATGTTAGCAGAGCAGAATCAGGAGATTTTGGTCCAATTGGCGGAGGAGGAGGTCCACAATTACCTCCAGGAGTAAAAAGAAAAACAAAACCCACAAAAGAAGAACAAGATTTAAGATCTGCTTTTATTGCAGCAGGTGGTGGTCAAAGAGTTAACCCTGGTTTTTTTGATAGTAGAAATGTCGTATCACCAATTGAATTAGCAAGAGCTAAAGCCTTTGCACCAAAAGCTTTTAAAAAAGCAAGAGGCACTGGTGGGATTTTAGGGTTTTTAAGAAGTGGTGGTATACTTGGAAATTTAATCAGAGGTCTTGGACAACGTTTTGGTTTAGGTAAAAAGTTTAATGAACCAACATACGATATGAGTCAGTTCAGTGGTTTAGGTTTATTCGAACCTAGTGTAAATCCTGTGTTTGATGATGGTAGTAATGATGATTTGTTATCGATAACCTCCACACCAAAAACTGTCACGTCAGTAAATAATCAAGTAACACCTTTGTCTATATTTGATAATCAAGTTGCACCTATGGGTGCTAAAGTTGATAAAGGAATTATACAAGCTCTTGCTAGTGCTACTGTTCCAGAGATTGCAACTGATTACGTTAATCAATTAGAAAGAGGTGAGCCTATAACAGATGATGAACAAATGTTTATTGATAACGAGATTGCTGCTCTAAGAGGATTTAGATAATGGCTAAGATAGTACAGGTATTAACAAGACCTGCACCTGAATATGATTTGGGTACGGCAGAAGCACAAGTTAGAGATCTTGATGCTGTAGTAGAAAAATTAAATACAACGTTTCAAGAAGAATTAAAACAAGAGGTAGAAGCAGTAAACTTCTTTTTATCTTAATGGCAAATAGTTTTATAAATAAAAAAGCAGATTTAACGACAACAGATTTAACGACGCTTTATACAGTGCCAGCTGCAAGAACAGCTGTCGTAAAATCATTGTTAGTATCAAACGATTCAGGATCTAGTTGCAATATAGATGTAACACTAGTAGATGCATCATCAAACATATTTAGTTTATTTAAAACTAAGGCCGTAGATACTAATACTACAACCGAGTTATTAACACATCCTCTTGTAGTACAAGAAAATGAAGCGTTAAAAGTGCAAGCATCAGATGCTAACGAATTACATGTTATAGCCTCTGTGTTAGAAATCCAACCAAGAGAGGTAACAGCATAATGGAAGTAATAAAACCAACAAAAGTAGAAACAACGTATAGACATAAGGAAACTGGAGAGCTTTTTAAGGAAAGAAAAGACTGGGAATCAAAAGGTTACAAGGAAGAGGATATGGCTCAAGACGTAAATGTTGTGATGCCAAGCCTTGATTTATTCGGAGAAACCAAATAAGATAGATAAACTATGGCAATTTCAAGATCAGATATGGAAAGACAACTTCGAAACATGGGTGGTATTATGAGTTTACAAGAACCTAGACAAGGATATTTTTTAGGTAAGATTGTAAAGAAAGCTAAACGTGCTGTAAAAAAAGTTGTTAAAAGTCCTATTGGAAAAGCTGCAATATTAGCAGCACCATTTTTAATGAGCGGTGCTGGTGCAGGTGGTATTGGATCTTTTTTTGGCAAAGGTAGTTTTAATCCTTTAAAAGCATTAATTACAAAAGGTCCTCAAACAGGTATGTTTGGAACTAGTGGACTTGGTAGATTACTAGGTAAATTTGGTTTAGCCGAAGGAACAAAATTAACAGGTCTTGGTAAGATTGCAGGTATAGGAGCTTTGTCAGGTCTTGGTGGATTGATGGCAGCTAGAGGACAAGAAGAGGATGATGAACAGGACATTCTTGATAGAGGTGAAGGTTTAGATATTGACAGAATAGTTAGACTTGCAAGAATGAATGATCCACAATTTAGATTTTTACCACCAGCAGAGTTTACAGGTGCTTATGCTGAGGGTGGTGAAGTTAATTTAGAAAAAGACCCTGAATACAAAGGCTGGAAGAAAATATATATGATGAGTCCTGATGCAGCTGAGTCTCATCCTAAACACACAGAATTTGAAAACTATCTAAAGAGTAAAGAGAACAAGAAAGCTGAAGGTGGTTCACCAGTAGATGACGATGATTTAGAAAAAGTCGTTAGAGATTTTAATA